TATTATTCGGCCTTACATTAACACTAGAAGGTCGAGTAATAGGTCTTGCAACAACACCGGTCTCTAAGCCTCCGCCTCCAGGACCCACGCGCCCTGCAATGCCTGCATCCCTTGTAGGAACTCCTACTCTTCTAGCAGCTTTAGTAGCTTTGGGGGATCGACTAAAAGCTTGGCCTAGTGCTCGTCTCAGAAGTTTAGTTATCATGGCTAGCGGTAGTTAGCATTTAGGTAAACATTTGAACCTACAGCGTTATCTGCAGGACCAGGAAGCGCTTGGATAAATTCAGCACCTGAGCGCTCATAGCGATAACGTGCTTGGAAAGGATCCTTGTAATTAGGAACGTACAAGATTGCTGCTAAAGCATTAGTCTCATACAGATAAATTTCATCCCATACTTTTAATGCTTCCCGAGCATTGCTAGATGAAATGGTACGATCAACATCACCCTCGATCTTTTCAATACGAGTTGATGGAGAGGTTGCAACTTCAGTTTTACGCTCAGCTGTATCGCAACGACCTAAGTGATAAATAATCTTGCGATAAAAGAATGAGTCAGGAATAGTATTCATTGACTCTTCCAGGCGAGCGTAATCACCTGCTGGCACAGACACAGTGAAGTATCCTAAATGATAACGTACTCGACTTTTATCAAAAGTAGATAACTGCACTGGCCGACCTCTTATCTTCTTATTATATTAGGTTAAACCTTAAAAATAAAATAAGCCCTCTTGGAAGAGGGCTTACATTAGATGCGGATTAAATCAGCAGCCATTACCGCTTCCCAATCTACTGTCTTAACAGTCTTTAATTGATCAAGGTTAGAGAATCTTTCACCCGAAAGAGACATCTGAAGGTCCTTGATCTTCTTGGCTGTTTTAATGCCAACGCCTTTGATATGATCCGCGATCATTTGAGCAGAGGCGTTATTGATGTTCAGTCTTGTATCAGGTGGGAAGTCCCTAGGCGTTTCCTTGTTGGCACGATCTTTAACTTGTAAAGACTTTACCTTCTTGGTAGCTGATGAATCTTCTTCAATCTCTTCACGCCAAACAGTGAAAAGGCGACCTTCGGAGTCTTGTACCATCCTCCAATCGCCATTGTCCCACTCCGTAATTACTTTAAGAGTGGCCCCCGTTTTTTTGTGACGGTATAACATAAGACCAGTAAAATTTTACTGGTCTTATTTTAACCTATTCAGCTGCCGCTGCTAACAATTTTGTTAGGAAGATAAGCTTCAATGTCGTTGTAATCAGATGCAACATCAGGTTGGATGTAGCAAAGCTCAACAACAATGTAGCCAAAGGTTCCAGCGGTGGCATCTCCAGAGGAGATGTAGAAACCGCCAGAGGTAGCAGTAGCGTTACCAGAGGCCTTTGCGTAGACCTTAAAGGTCGTAGCAGCGGTGTTCTCGCGGTAAACCTTACCTGCGGTAACACCAGCAGCGCCGGTAGCAGTCAGGAAAGGAGTTGTGCTGGTAGCAGAAGAGCCACCGGCAAAGTAGATTTCGCCAGCCTGACCACCGGAAGTGGTGGAGGAAAGGTTGGCCTGGATCAAGCCTTCACCAACGCCTGAAGCGGCGACAGGTGAGCCAGCGTTATCGCGACCGAAAGAGATCACGTTTCCAGTAGCTGCGTACACACCAGAGGCAACGCGGTTGTCACCCCAGCCAGAGGCGATGGCAACAGTGGCGCGATAGCCGTATGCAGGCAGGTCAGTAGAACCGGAGATCACCATTCCGGTGATGTCGGTACGGGTGTCGTCTTGCCGATAGGGGGAAGGAACGATCACGTCAGCAGAGGCAACTGCGCCAGCACCGGAAGTTGCGGTGACTTTCACATAACCACGCTGTTGGAAGTAGCGGTAACCAGGGACGGCCAGCACAGAAGTGGGGCCAGCCTTGGAAGCATTGTTGGTACCGTCTTGGTTGGAATCAATATTTTTGTACCAACCGTTTAAGGCCTCTGTCCAGTTACCTGGATAGATTTTCTTAGCGGACAAGTAAGTCATTTATCTCTCCTATTGAGGTTTTCTTTTTACTTAATTAGGCTCAAAGTGTGCCGTCGTCTTGCACGAAGCTGAATGCGGTGGTGATGAAATCCTTATTCAGAATTTCGAAGCCTGCATACAGTTGCCAGATCAGGATGATGAAGCGGCTGAAGTCATCGTTGTTATTGATGAGCACCTGAGCGTTAGGACCGCCGATGCCAACACCAATGGACTGAGGACCGAAGAAGTAACCCTGAGCAACTTCCTTGGAAGCATAGGTGCTACCACCGTCGAAAGAAGTAGTTACGTTCTTGTTGGGGAAGTTCGTTGACTCGTAGAACTTAACGCCTTCGAACTGAACACCAGTCGGCATCACGGGCTCACCGGCCAGGAAGTAGGCTTGGCCAGCCTGAGGACCCATGTAGAAGCTGGAGTTGTTAGGCATCATGGGATTACCCATGTACATGCCTTGTCCAGGATTACCGGAGTAACGTGCGATCTCGCGGAAGTCCTCATCACGACGCAGGTGCATCATGAAGGTAGGATCGCAAATACAACGATACAGACCATCAGCGAAGGTCGGAACGTTGCGCTTACGCATCTGCTTGACAACAGTCAGCAGGTCAGTACGCACGGAGAACTGCTGAACTTGAGCACCATACTCAGCAGTGGTGTAGGAGATGCGGCCAGTGGAATCCTTTTCTTTGCTGCCTGCAAAGTAGTAACCACCGATGTCATCAGAAGCTGCGCCATTGGCTTCAGCTTTGGCCATTTCGTCAATGAAGACGCGGTCGCGCCAACGACGATAGTCGTCCAGCAGAGTCAGAGAACCGATGCTCTGGTGGAACATGTTCAGGTTGCCGGTGTCTAACAGCAGACGCTGTGCAGTCACCAGGGTCTCCCGGGCAATTTTAAAAGTAGAAGGCTGGGTAGGATCGCCAGGATCTGCAGGGCCAGTGTACTCCTTCAGCACAACAAGCACCTTCTCCTTGGTGATGTTGCGGCTGTTGGCGGTACCAATGGTCTGATCGGAGACGCGCTCACGGCTCTCCTTGGTTCCAGGGGTTCCCCAGAACTTATAGCGGTCTAACTGAACGGTTTGACCGGGTTGGCGAGTGAAGTCATGGACGACCACAGGCTCAGCAGCCATCTCGCAAATGTAAGCGGGGTGAGGGCGATAAAGCTCTGCACCTAGCAGTTTTGGAAAATCGTTCTCCTGGTCTCCAATTTCTTAGAGGGGTGGACCATCTCTTCATCCCAGTGGGATGCCGGACGCTGTATCTGGTATTACGTTACAAGATCGTGTAACCCCCAGTGGCCTCTGCACGTTCCAATCACGGGCTTGATTGGCTTCGCTCAGGATTACCCTCGGCTTTACGTTAGGGCTTCCCTGAATTCATCCAGTTTTCACTTAACGATTGCTCGCTAAGGTGACAACGCTTGAGAAGTTCAGGTGAGGTAAAATTTGGAAACTTGTTTATAAACAAAATGAATCCAAAATTAGTTTCGGGATTTGGTAATCTTTACTTGACTGAGGCTGGAAAAGCTTTTGAAAAACACTTGGATCAAGATGATCAAGAATATTTTCAAGAACTTCCCGTACAATCCACCAGTAAATATGATCGAATTTCGGTTCTTGTTGACGGTAAAAGGAAAAGATTTAATTTACACGTCTTAATGGCGGTTGCTTTCTTAGGTTTAGACTTGCGTTCCCATGGGACACACAATTTTTCTTTACAAGTTAATCACATAGATAACAATAAAAGAAATAACAATCTGAACAACTTAGAGATTGTTACTAAACAAGAAAACCTAACAAGAACTTGGATCGAGAATGATCAAACTCACAAAGGCTTTGCAAGTAAAGGGAAGGCGAAAAAATCACTTAGGAAGTTTTCAACCGAAGATGTGATTCAGATTAAAGCTTTAAAAGAAGCGGGTCTTTCTTATAGAAAGATTGCTGAAAAGTTTAACTGTAATCACGGAGCTATTTACCAAATGCTGAAAGGAAATACCTACCAGGATCTGAACTAGCTATCAATGAACACTTTGGTTTATCCTCCAGTGTCAAGGTGAATCGGGTGAAAGATAAAGCCAAACGGCTTATCTATGAAAATACTAGCATCTAGTAATTTTATATACCAGGAGGGGGAATAATCCCCCTCGGTATATATCATTCCATCACAAACAGCTTGTTAGCCATAGTGCCTGGATTTGCTTGGTTCAAAATACGCCAAGCATTTTGCGGATCGTTGATCATCTGCTGATCGAAAACATTCCAAAACTCCCGAGTATTTTGGGGGCTGGACTGCGCGGGGGGAGCAGGCATAGCTGCGCCACCGAATGAAGTAGGTGCAGTCGGATACCCGGTAGTTTCAAGCTGTTGCTCGGACTCATAAACAGGGTAAGGACCTTCGGGTCCGAAGAACTGCAGAGTGTAATCAGACAGAACATCGGGATTAGTTAAAATCTCGTTGAATGCCTTGTTTTCGACATGCTCGTTGACCGCAAAAGCAGCATAATCACAAAGAGCGTTATGTGCCCAAATGGCATATTCTGCATAATCTTCTAGACACGCACGCTCGTCAAAGGCCCAAGCGGTGGCGTCATCGAGAAGTTTTTCCAGGTTTACGGCGTAATTGTTTAGAATTCCTGGAGCCTCTGGACCGAACGCGTCCAGAACTGTCCTCGTTTCCTGACTCAGGTTGTAATGGTCGGCGACCATCTTGTCCACCGCCAGGGCTTGCTCCTGCGCGGAGGTTGTTGAGTAGGTTTGGGAATAGTTGGGCGAGGATACCTGGTTGGGCGACCAGGTCAGGCGATCCGAGCGTGAAATACCCGGGCTGATTGCCTCCGCTTGTGCCCAGCTTCCCGGGATAGCTTGAGGTAACGTCGGGGCCGGAGCTGACGGTGCTGCCTGGAACGGGGATGGGGCTGGCTGACTCAGCAGTCCCACCACCTTGTTGAACGCCGACTCCCATGGGCTGGACGGGGGAACCGCCGCCGGTTGGGATTGGGGGACGTATTGAGACGGGCTTGATTGGTAACTGGTAGGTGCCGCCTGTACTTGTTGGGGGTAGTTCATACCCACCGGAATTTGAGCCTGAGGCTGCGCCACCGGAGCCGGTGCTGCCGCCACGTAGCTGCTGGGGGCGACGGCCACTGGTGTTGGGCTCGTCGGTTGGATCGATTGGACGGTAGCGTCCTGCATAACTCATCTCCTGTTGTAATGCTTCGAGAGTTCGATACAGATAAGGTGTTAAATCCAAACGTGGATCTGCAGCCATAGGTAAATCTGGTGACTGCGGGTGAGGGGTCTGCATCATTCCGCCCACCAGGCGACTGAATGCTTGGAAAGCTCCTTGCAATTCATTCACCATCCTGAATGGGAACCCCGATAACATCGCGGCTCGTTCCTCATCCGTTTTTTGTGGAAAAAGAAACTTCAGTGCTTCTATACTATCAACACCCAATTCTTGCAAGTTTCTAACAACAATTGAATTGTTAATTAAGTCCTGCGAGGTGTCTTCATATACTGGACCAAGCCAACGCCATTGAACAGTTAAGTCCCCGTCGGGAATTAAACCAATGACAGATGGTGGCAGCATTTCAGTTTGCAATGCAGCCATCATGATCCGCTTAACTTGCTGATCATAATTAGCCATTGCCTCTTCATACATCTCTTCTTGCTGTGGTGTAGATTCCTCAGTTAAATCAACTGGTTTTTCTAAACCGACTGCAGCAGCCAAGCTATCTCTGAAGAGTCTTTCTTCCTGATAAATAATCAACTCCATGCAACGTGCAATGCCGTGCGTATAAATAGAACGGCACTTTTTCTTTGCAGTTGCTGCAACGCGACCGTAAATAGATTTAAGTTCAGTCGCAGTTACACTTGCCGAAATACTGATTTCATCCTGACCACCTAAGGCAGTACGGATTTCTTCACGTAGAGTTCGGCTGAAAGATACCTGATCGCCTGTAACAGCGTCGGGTACGATATAACCAACACGGTCGTTTGGTTCTAAGTTTGCGATAACACGGGGAACACGAAGTTGTCCATCCATGCCTCGCGAGATTGGATCTGCTTTAAACATTGATTTGCTTAAAGCATTGTTTCCCATGAAGCCAGAATTAGCAGCAATCGAAGGTCGTTGAACCACCGAGTCTGTACCTGTCTCCATAAGATCGGTCTTTGGTCGAGAAGACAACAGGGTTGGATTGCCGAAGAACTGAATGTTCTTCCGCATGTTTTTAACCATGTCATCGTGTAGACAGATCTGATCCGCTAGGGAATCAAATTCACCAACACCTTCTGTCGCAAAACCTTTGGGGTTGTTAAAAATTTCAACACAAGGAATGAAACCTAAGGTGTTCTTAAGCTTCTTCGTCTTTCCAGGTGCCACTTGATCGGGCATCTCGAAAGAAATGTGTCCATCTGAGTGCGTCTCTGTAATAATGCGTTTTTTAATTGAAAGTTTGATGTATTTTTTATTGCCTCCTCCATTACCCATGCCATGCATATGACCTGTCATGGAAGAGTCATCAATAACAGTAGGCTGCATAAAGCCATTGCCTTGACGCACTTTATAGCTATAGATGATTACGACTTCATCTAATTCGCCATCTACGTTGTAATACGTTCTGTACTCATGTTTTCTGAAAAAATAAAGTCGATAGTTGTTGTTAGTAGGTCGAATGTAAAATAAACCTTGACCGTCACAAAGAAAATAATCCCAAATAGAGTCTAAACGTGTGTCTAATTGATTGTATTTAGCGACACGATCTAAAAAGTCTTTACGTTGATTGCCAAAATTATCTTGACCGGGGAAGAATTCTACCCCTTGGCGAATGCCAAATAATCGCATCTGTGCTAAATGTCCAGCAACGATCCCGGTGTCGATTCCAGCGCCACCATCCTTATCTAAATACGAATTAACAATGTCTTTTAAACGCGCTTTGGAATCTACCGCCATTACTGGGTCATCTAGATCCTTTTATTTTATCACTATTTTCCCTTGTATTTTTTAGCAGCACGCGCAGCTTTACTCGCTTTCTTTGCAGTCTCTGTATTTGGTACAAACTGCTTACCTTTTCTACTAGCTGCTTTTTTCTTTTCGTCAGTTTCCCTGCGTTCTTCTTCTGACATCTTTGCCCAGGCAGCTTTGGGTAGATATCTTTCTGTTCTTCCTTTTTCTATAGCTTTATCAGCCATTACCTTATCATTCCATAGCCAGATTCAAATTGCCTTTGAAGCGCATAAGGATAGCTCTTACGCATTGTCTGTAATGTATCTAACTCTCCTGGCATAAATGTTGCTACTCCAGGTTTATTAAACGCTTTCTGATATAGAGGCGCTGCTTCATCATATCTTCCACCAAATCTATATTCTCCTGGATAACTCAACATATTACTCCAACCTGAAGTGCTCGGCTTGAAGCCAGCTGCATTCATGGCAGCAGAAGCAACTCCCTGAGCATTAGCCTCCTCAAGCATAATCGGTTTTGAAATAGTCTCATAACCAACGCGTAAGGCAGTGCCATCATTAACTAACCTCGGAGAAAAGTTCATATTTAAACTTTCAAAACCCTTTGCTCTGGCACTTGGGTCATTGATTAATTTACTTCCAAATGCTTGATGGGCTGCTTCATGGGCAGCGGTTGTCACCGAACCTGATAATGGATCAATATAAGCAGCGCCAGAATCAGGGTAATAAATACCTCCTCCTGATCCCCAAATACCTTTTCCTGAAATATCCGTAACTACTGATGGTGCTGCTTGCACATTAACAGGAACATCAGTATTAGACTGCATTATATTTTTAACTTTCTGCCACTCTTTAGTAGGCTGAAAGCCAACGTCTACACGTCTAAAAGCTGGTAAATATTTTCCTGCAAGATCCATCACATTTTAGCCTTTGCTTTTTTTGCAGCAGATGCCGCTTTCTTGGCCTTATTCTTATCATACTCTTCCTTAGTCTGCCAATCTTCTTTCCCCCACTTCTTCAGACTTTTTTGACTCTTACCTTCTCCTCCCTTATAACCTCCGCCTGCTTTTTTATATTCAGATGCAGTGAGCTGAGCTTTACGCGCAGACCACTGGCCAGGCTTACCGCCTTTACTGCCAGCCATCACTCGCTTTTTAATAGATTCGCGCAATCCCGGCTTTGTATATTTGGAATCGTCTTGTGGCATTTAGCTAACAAATTTATTATTAAAACCTGAAGCACGTGCAGGATACGGGTCAGGAGGTAAACCCCCTCCTGCTGGTCCAACAGGGCCATAGCCCATGCCCGGATAATTCTGTACGGGAGTGGCGGGGAAAGTGGGGCCTTGCATTGGAATGCCGTTTTCATACGGTAAACCTTGTGCAACCTGCATTCCAGGGCCTTCTACCCGGCGGATTGGAAATAACTGAGGACCTGCAGAAGGGGGTCTCATTGGTTGAAAATTACGCCTTAACTGCTCATCCATATAAGGAGAATCGAGATCAGGTGCTTTAATGATTGCATTGGCTGGTCGCGGTCCTCTTATAAAAGGGTCAGCAGACAGGTCACCAAAGTTTCTCCGGCCCTCCAAAACATCCTCGATTGATCCAATGGTATTGAAGGCGACTTGAGGGTTTCCTCCTATATCCTGACCTCCAGTATTAAAGTTAAGGCCAACCATGTCCGCCCCAAGGGTAGACCTTTGAATCCCCTCAAAATTACCAGGTGCGCCTGGTCCCATGCTGCTGTAATACATTTAATAGCCCTCTAAATTTTTTTAACGAATGAGGGCTATCAAGCCTCCTCTTCGGCTCCCATCGGACCCATCGGACCCATCCGACCCATAGGACCCATAGGACCCATAGGACCCATCATCCCTCCACCCATCATTTGAGCGCCTGCTGCATACATACGCTTGAAATCCATAGGGGTCAGAGGGCCATACATTGCTTGACCGTTCATTGCCATAGGAGGGTTGAGGTAACCCATTCCACCACTTGGCCCAGGGATCATCCCCATGTTCATCAGGGCTCCCGTGTTTCCAGGTGCTCCGGGCATGTTGGCATCGCCACCGCTCATCATCATGGTCGTAAAAGCTTTTTAACTATTCTATTGGTATAAACTTTTCAGGCTCATTAACTTTGTTAAAAACAATTCCATTTCCTTTTAGCCTGCAATCCAGAACATCTCCTTCACTCCAGCCTAGAGTCTCAAGAAGGTCTTCTGATAAAACTACATAACGAGTTCCGTCTGGGGCTTCATAGATCTCAGTGACTTCAATCATCTTTTGTCAATACTTCTCTCAACAAGCTTATCAAGCTTAATATTGATTTCCGAAAATGTATCATTCATTCTTTGCATCTCTCTTACATAATCGGCCTTAAGCACATATTCAATCGGCATTCTATCTACTTTATTTTCTATTTCGCGCATGCGTGTTGAAACCTTAGAGAGCGTCCAACCACCCCCTGTAATTGCTGCTATAGCAATTGCTATTAACTGCTCCATAAATGGGGTGCTTTTACATCTATTATAAGACTGAGAATCAAAATATAATGTTAAAAATCAACTTGTAAATTACCTCTTCTTGATAGTCCATTTAGCAACCATACCAAAGCATCTACACAATCATCATGGCTAGATACTCCAAAATTAGTAAGCTCTTCAAACATTGCCGTAAAGTTTCGATAGCGATTAAAAATAACTTTCCTTTCTTCGAAAAGACCCATAGTTCCCCTAAATCTAGCCAGCTTGTCAGAGCGAAACCCCTTGATTGGATGCCACACTAAGTTCCAAAGACTTTCTTGATTTAGGCAAACACGTTTAAAATCTGCTTCAAGACTTGCTTGATATGCAACTGCTTCGCTATAAATATCACATGTTGACATCGTTGGATAATACAATCCATTCTCATCTTGTCCAAGAATATTCCAATCAGCTAGCATCTCTTTAAGCGCATCTAACTTTTCCAAGTTACCCATAACCCGTATCCTTCGGTAATCGATAATATGAATTCGATCTTCGATTCTGCCGCCCAGTACCATCACTGTATAATCATTTTTTTCTTTGACCCCCGAAGATAAATCAATGCCTACAGCAATGGAATCGAATTCAGTAGCAATCTCAGCTTTCACTACTAACTCAGGGGCAAGTGACAACTCATGCTGCCTTACCACTTGATTCATATACTGAAAACTAAATGCAATAGGTGCTTGTCTTTTCTTTTCTAATAGATAATCGATCGACCAAAACTCAGGCCAATAGCTGACTTGATCCCCCGTCTCTTCGTCAGTGTTAATTGCAGATAAAACAACTTGGTTCCAATTATTGTTTTCATTAAATGTAGTCGCATGAATATCATCATGCCTGAAGCGTGTCCCAAGGCAGATTGCTCTTCCTCCTTCAAACATCGTAGGTGCAATAACTGCATTCCAGTTATCCTCCATTTGTTTCCTAACATCTGGATTACCAATATCAGATGCTGATTTAATTGGGTCATCAATCATGACCAAATGAGATCGTTTTGATGTAACTGAACCTTTAAGACCAGCTGCACATAACGTGAATTGTTCTTCGCCTGTCGTATCAATACCTGCGAATCTATGATCAATTGACCAGTACTCATTAGAAGTTACGTTTTTAAGAAGCTTTACCTTTGGAAAAACTTCTTGGTATTTTTTACTTTCAATAATTCTTTTAATTGTTGCTGATTTAGACCGAGCGATATCTACGGTATAAGACAGATAAAGAATCTGCAAGGGCATACCTGCTGTCGTATGGACGCCAATTGCCCATGCAGTTAATAAACCTAAGACAGTAGATTTAGCGGAACCTCTAGGGGCCAACAGATCAATGTTTGGTCCACCAATTTTTAAAAGGCATTTAGTATCTAAGTCAGTAATGAAATGATTATTCCATATTTTGTGATGTGTCGCCGGAGGTTTATCTGCTACATACTCACAAAAGTAACCAAAATCTTCACGTGCTTTTTCAATTTGCTCTTGATTCTTATGCGGTTTAATTTGTTGCCTTGCTGCAGCTGCACGTGCATTTCTACGATAAGCTTGATAACTGTAAGAAGGCATAAAAATTTCCCTATTCTTCTACAGTAACAAAGAATAGGGAAATTTTAACGATTTTGCATACGCTGAAAGCGCCTAGCCATTCTAGCTGCTTTTCTAGCTTTTACTTTATCTGCCCGAGCGGATTTTCTTGCTTCTCTCCTTTCTGCCCCTCTTTCAAGCCTTAGTGCTCTACGCGCTTCAAAATCTAAAGAGGGGTCTGGACGCTCAACAAATGGTGCTTCAGACTCAACAACGCCTGGAATCCTTGAAGGCATGGGCATGCCGATTTCTCTAGCCCTGCCAGTTTCCCTTGTTTCACTCACAAACGGAGCGGCAGGAGCAGACCGACGAGTAGGAACAGGGGCAGCAGCAGAGAAAGCTGTCTCTGGATCTGAAAAACCTGAAGCTTTTGCTGCAGCTTCAGCTTGTTTTTCTTTTACTTTTTCAGTGAAAAAAATAGAACTTGGGTCGTCACGTAATAGTGAACCGTCAACATTTTCAAAAGCAGGCCCTAAATATTCTTCACCAGGCTGAATATACTCAGCGGGTGAATCTTTCAAGGAATTAAGAATATTCTGAAAGTCTTGTCGCCCAACAGCAGATTGATCGCCAGTATCTCTTAGATTTCTAAATTTACCAATTAAAGAATTGTAACTATCAACAACGGCCTGAGGAACCTTTTGATTTTGAGGACCTTCACCAAATGCTGGTCCCTTCGGCAGTTTGTCACGATTAAATTTACTCTTAGGATCAGCCTTTAATCTCTCTATGTTCATTTGCCGTATATCTTCTTGCGTATAACGAGGAATATCTTCAAGCCTGTCGTACCTAGTAATATCTCTAAGATTCTCGCTACCATAACGTGAGGCAAACTGCCGACGTGCTTCATCCTGCCGCTTATTAAAGCGATCAAGATCATCCTGTGAGAAGCTTGAATCAGGCCTTAGTTTATAGTCAAAGTCTATTGATTCATTAGCTAACCTGTCAAATGTCGGATTAACACGACTGAGGTCTTTAAAAAAAGCACGAGCCGCAAGTTGTCTAGGAGTGCCACCGCCAGAAAAAGTCATGCTTATAACCAGTAACTGTAAATCTTTGTTATTTAACTATTTTAAAGCCACAAATTTATGACTTAATCGCAGCTTCCGGCGTGACTCACGATCAGAAGTTGGCAAACATGCTGGACAGACCCCGGGAGTAGATGTTCTGACGTTCTTGAGCCTGAGCATCACGGTTCTGACGGATCTTGGAACCGGTAAGGCGATTTAAGAGGAACTTAAACTGGTCACGGTCGAATTTAGGGCCAAACTTTTCTTGAACGATGCCAAATCGAATGTCATTTTGCTGCTGCTTATTGAGCTTTTGAAAGTCTGGATCATTTTCAAGCGCTGCAATCTTTTTTTCGGATTTGGTTGCGTTAGGGCCCAGGGGGCGAACAGCACCGCCAGTGTCAGGCTTGGTGACATTATCTGTAGAGGGATTATCTGTGAAAGGTTCCGGCTTTGTTTCTGGCCTGTTTATTGGTGTGAAAGGTTCCGGCTTTGTTTCTGGCCTGTTTATTGGTGTGAAAGGTTCCGGCTTTGTTTCCGGCCTGTTTATTGCTTTGAAAGGTTCCGGCTTTGTTTCTGGCCTGTTTATTGGTGTGAAAGGTTCCGGCTTTGTTTCCGGCCTGTTTATTGCTTTGAAAGGTTCTGATGTAATTTTAGATCTTTCAAGCGCAGCAATAGTCTTGTTGGCACTTTCAACACCTGTCTTCGGTTTAATTTTATTTAATGCTGCCTCTTTTTTTCTTCGTATGTATTCTGGATTATCAAAGATCGATTGTGGGGTTTTGCCGCCGAAAGT